TACCCCCCGCCGACAAAACAATAAGTTCCACTCGATGTATTAGTAAATCCCCCACCGACAGAAGAATAATTTCCATTACCTGTATTAGTAGACCCCCCACCGACAAAAGAAGAAGTTCCATTCGCTGTGTTAAACACCCCTCCACCAACAAAGGAATTAGCGCCAAATGTTCTATTAGAACTTCCCCCGACGAGACAAGCATTAACTCCACTAGCTGTGTTATTAACCCCCCCCATGATACAAGAACGACTTCCATATGCTTTATTATTAAATCCCCCGCCGATAAAAGAGGTCGATCCGCTTGCTAAATTATTGTCTCCTCCACCAATAAAAGAAGAATTTCCACTTGTTGAATTTCCAGACCCACCAACTATTGTAGCCCAAGTAACTCCAGAAATTGTATTATTTATTCCGCCTAATATATGAGAATAAGTTGAATTATAAATATTACTATTTTGGCCAAATGTTTTTACTCCACTTATTTTCTGATCTCCAGTCGTATAAACAACCGTAGTTGGCAGTGATCCTCCACCTTCTCCAGATAATAAAACTCCAGTTCCATTTACTGTTGGCCTTAAAGCGAAAGCTTTAACTCCTCCAACATTTTGGTCGCCACTTGTCATCATTATTTTAGCGGCATCCCAATTTACTTGAGATCCATTACCCAATGTAATGTCCGAACCACTTTGATTCAAAACATACACATAAGTTCCACTAATTTTTGTTGGGCCTAAATTCATTTCATTTACTTACACTATTATTAAGAAAAATTCCAGCTCGACGGTTCTGAATTCCAGAAATTATAATTCGTATCAAAATAAATAAGTGGCTCTTTTATAAATGCATTAGAAGTCATTATAAACCCTTTATTTTCTGTTATTTCCACAGAAAAAGATGCTGACATTTTATAGATATTATTTATTTGAGTAGAATAGTTTAAACTAGTCAATTTTGCTCCTTGAAAATTATATATACCAGTAGATGTTTCTATATCGTTTTTAAAAATAAATTCAATATCATAAATATTTTCTTTATTATTTAATGTTGCTGATCCTAATTTGTTTTGAGTATTAGATTCATTAGCATTAAATCCAGAAACTAAAGATTCAATCTGTATATTAGCGTTGATTGGAAATTGTAATTTTCTATCACATACAGAATCATTTCCAAATTTATATAAATCAACTCTATTAAAATCAAAACTCAAATTACAAGACTGAAGTATTAAATTTGAAAAATTTTTCAATGGAGTTAACTGCGAATCATCGACACTTTGATTAATTATAGAAACAGAACTTTTGTATGGTAAAGCTATTGGTGGATTTAAATCACTCCTCGACTCCCAATCATAAATAATATTTCCTCCAGTAAATTGTAATCCTGTATAGTTGTAATTTGCGTTTGCTAATTTACCACTATATGGATCTAATGATGGAATTTGAACATAAGTTTTTGTAGATCCTCCAGAATTTAATGTTTCCGCTGCGATATTAGATGATTTAAATTTTGTAGAAATAACTGGAACTTGCCCCAACCCAAGAGATAATGAATAATTTGTTAAATAACAGTTGCCAAAAGATATAACTTCTCCCTCTGACCAGTTTTGTATGTTTGCTGGCTTCTTTACTTCGTCAAATCCATCAGCATCCTCGTTTTCATTTGAGAAAAAATAAAAATTATAATTGTTATTTTTAAAACCACTAAAACTTGTCGCATTAGATCCAGACGACTCTTTAAAACCCATTAACAACTCATTATTTAAAGATGGAGAAAAATAATAATCTATTGATAAGTTAACTTCTGGAGTTCTGTAATCAATATTGCTTGAGTAGTTTTGATATCCCAGTTGTTTGCTAGCTTGTCTATTGGACGAAAAATCAAAATTCACCGCTTGAGCTAACGAAAAAATTCTGCCACTTTCAAAATTATTTTGAAGCCATGCTGGCGATTTGCCTATTACAACAAATGATGAATTACTTTTTAGTATGTTTTTTTTCATTATGTATCTGTTTGTATTATTCCTAACGGATCTTCAATAAAAGTAACATCTAAATCGTGATGATTTTTATATTTCCAAGTATGCGTCCATTGTGGACAATGGTATACTTTTGGCCTATTATATACTGCTGGTATTTGATGCCTGAACTTTCTATAGCCAGCTTTATTTTCTAAGAAATGAAGCATACATAATAATTGTCTATCATCAATATTCGTGAATTTGTAATTTATATCAAATTTTGCGGTATTGTTTTTTGTTTTTATTCTTAATGGGAATGAATTTTTAAATTCTAATTTAGTCACTTGTATCTTTACATCATTTTGAAACCCTATATCTGGACTAAAAAAGAAATCTTGACTCCATGCAGAACTAGCTCCAGTTGGAGAATTAGAATTAGAACTAAAATGATCGCCGCTACAATAATAAAAATTATTTAATTTATTTGTATTGATATCATTATAGAGTATATCATATTTTTTATATGAATTTCCAGTTGCCCAGACCCTTAAATTTGACCAGCCAGTATTATAATCCTTCCATTTTACAATAATGCCATTAAATGGATTTTGCAATGTTTGACTATCGAAGTTTAAAAAATAAGAAGATCTCCAATTAAAAAAAGAAGGAGCTTGATCTACTGATATATCAACGGCAAACTCATAATGATTATTATTTATATAATTAACTGCATAATTTTCGCAGAAAGATTGATTGCTTTTATAAATTCCGCTGTTATCTGGATTAAAAACAAAACTTTGATATCCCTCTTTGCTCTCAAAGAAATTTATTAATTTAGCGCAATCATCTTCATTCACATCGTATCTAACTTTATAAGATACTGATAAGTTATTTAATGAAGCAGGAATCATATTGCTATATGAATCGTCAGTTTCATATGATAATATTTTTGATGTATATTCTACTCTAGATCCATATACTGGAGTGAAAGATAAATCAGAAAAGTTTTCTGGAGCAGTTATTCCAGAAATATTTCTATCTCTATTATAAAAAAGATCTTCACTCATAAATGTCCAATATAATTCAAGGTTAATTTTAATAATCCATCAGCAGATGCAGATAGTTGTTCTGATACAAGACTTGCTTTTGGAACATTAAATGTTATTGCTGGAACGCCAATAACATCTGAGTCTATAGATAGACTTACATTTTTATTTTCTTTATTTGTTAAGAAATTTTGTGAATTTTGTAAAAATGCATCATCGATTTCTATCTGAACAGATGCTGAATACTCCAAAGGAGGGATAGACTCTACTTCAGCCGCCAAAGAAGATCCTATTGTGTATATGGGCTTTCTATTTATTTTTACAGAATAATCAAAACCAACTACTCTATTAGAAGTCGCGTTATCACATGTAATTTGACAGGCCGACTGATAAGGTAATAAATAATCATAAAAAGCTGGATACGCGCTTGAAGAATCATTTCCGCTAATGATTGAATCAAAAATTGCAAAATTTGTAGTCACTTTTGGGATAGATCCAATCGCAAAATTCAACATATATTCTGTCATGTATCCACTGTTAAAACCGTATGAACCGCCTTCATAATTTATACTGGCTCCCATGATTCCAGTAAGCCCAGTATACTGTAATAAGAAATCTTCCCAATCACTTCCTATTGTTTTTTTTGTAAGCAATAAATCTCTAGTTATTGAAATGGTTTTCGCGGAGTCTGCATTAGATACTGTTACTCCAGCTGAATACCCTAATGGATTTGCTGTGGAAGAACTGTGTGAATAAGAGGTATCAGCGACTGATACTCCAGTCATTTGATACCCATCTATCCACAGAGCTGATTCGTCATTTAATTTTGCGCCGAACATATTAGCTTCTTCTTAAAACCCCTCCAAGTCTTTTTTCTTCTTGAAGAACCGCAATAACTGCCGCTTTAATTTTTCTAGAAAGATTTTGATCTTTTTCGGATTTATTTTCTTCTCCTTGGTTATCTCCACCAGTTTGTCCTTGTTGCGAAGATACATTGACTGTGACGGGCTTGCTTGATTCTTTGGTAATCTTTATCAACTCGTCAAGTTTGTTGATAAGTTGGTCATTAATGGCTGAAGAACTAGTTTCTGTCGAAGCTCCAGAATTCATAGCATTAAGATTGCTGGCTCCAATTCTTTGGGTTGCTCCAGCATTCATAATAAACTCACCACCAGAAAGCATTGCTGGGACCGTGTCTATTCCAGCAGTTTGAGGGATTCTTCCTCCAGTAGCTCTAGAAACAAAAGGAAGGACATCTCCTCTTTTTGGGTCTGTTGGATTCCATATTGGTGGTAATAATGAACCATCAGGCCCGTTTAGCAAACCACTATCAAATGGTGTACCAAATGATGGCAACCCATCTGGACCCATTGCATCTCCACTCCATGCGTTTAAAGTTCCTCCACCAGCTCCAGTTATACTCTTTGAAGCTGATCCAGCTAAAAATTTTTCTATTCCTTTTGGATTTCCAGACAAATACTGTTGGTATCCTTTTAAGTCTGAAATCTGAGATAATTGATAATTTCCACTAAATAAATTCTTTAAGCCTCCAGCCATAACGCCTCCACCAATATCTCCACCAGTAAATACGCCTTTTGCTCCCGCTCCGAGGCTTCCCATAAAGCCAGCATCTGGTCCTGCTCCAGCAACTCCAGCTTTAAATCCAGCCGCTCCTGCCCCGACAACAGCTCCTACTGCTGATGTAATTAAGGCAGTTATTATGGCTCTTTTGAATGCCTTCTTTTGAGCCTTTTCTTCTTCTTTGGCTTGTTTTTCGGCGGCGAGTTGTTGAAAATACAAATCAAGAGATTGTTCTTTTGATTCTCTAACAGCAGCAGCCATTGGCCCTTGACTTCTTCCAAAATTAGTAAGTCTAACACTTTCTGGAGTGATATCTATATAAGCAGAATTGTCTCCTCCTCCAATAATGTCTCCAGCTCCAGAAGTATAAGCTTGAGAAGCGTAACTTAATAAATCTTTTTTTCCAGTAATTGCTCCTGATCCATAATATCCAGGCATTTGGAATCCACCTTCGCCAGTTTGATCTCCGACATTTGAACTATTAATAACATCAGTAGCAAGTCCTCTTGATCTAATAACGGAACCGCCATCAGCGAATCCAGAAACAGAACCATTATTTAGTGCCTCCATAAATCCTGTTCCATATTTAGAAACAGCTCTTTTATTCATAACATATTCGCCGCCCATTAACATGGCTGGAACGTCATCTTTATTTCCAGAGCCTCCAGTAATTTTTCCTCCAGAAGCGAAACCCATAGCTGGAGATGGCATAAATGAACTAAATATATTTTTCATATTTGCTCTAGTCATTTCTCTTGCAAAATCCAAAGCGGCACTTTGAAGAATATCACCTAAACTTCCTCCTTGTTCTATGGCGTTAACCATACCATCAATCATGGTATCTCTAAATTTTTCAGCACCAGAAACTAATGTATCCGAAAATCTATTTGCTCTATCGAATTCTGTTTCAGAAAATGCTTCTGAGAATTTTTGACCAATCCCTTTAACTGATCTTTGTCTTTGATATGCGGCTATTTCTTCTGGAGTTTTCTTGTCTTTATCCATTTGCGCCATTTGAGACAAAGTGGTGCGCTCATAATCTATTTCTCTTAATTTTTTGCCAGATGTTGTTAGTCCCCTTTCTAATGAAAGTTGAGCTAATTTTTGTGGAATTTCTTCTAAAGAATTTTTAAATAAATCTAATGCGGCAGTTACCGCTTTAGTTTTTCCAGCCATATCAGCTTGTTGGGTGGCTGATTCTATGGCTGATTTATTTTGGAATTCTGTAGCCTCTTTTAATTCTTTTAATTTTCCTATGGCATCAGTATAAGCCGCTCGCTCTTCAGAATTCTCCAAGGCTTTCGATTCTTTAGCTTTGGCCATATTAATAGCATCATCTAAATTATTAGCTAAATTTGAAAAAACTTCTTTAGATTGTTGATCAATATTTTTTGGCAATGATTCTTGTAAAATAGATCTAGCTCTTCCAACTGATTCTATATCCCTTTTAGATACTTCATCTTGTGTTATTCCAACCCTTAAGTTTGATATTTCTTTTTCTATCGATCTTATGGCCTCGTCACTTTTTCCAGTTTTAGATTCTTCTAATCTATTAATTTGAAGATTTTTGGCTTGAATCCCAACATCAGCAGCCATAGCCCCGCTAAATAATTTGTATGAAGATGCCGCTTTTAATTTAGCAGCCATATTATTTACAAGATTATTTTGTTTCTCTGTTTCAATTGTCGCTTCTCTTGTCAAATCAAGATTATCTTTGGATATTTGATTCATTCCAAAAAGAAGATCTAGCTTTGTGTCCAATTCTTTTGTTTCTGACTCATTTAATTTATTATTCTCAATTAATATATTTTTAGCGCCTTTTATTAAATCAATTACGGTTTGTCTGCTTTGAAGATCAGCGTCACTTAAATTATTCAATCGCTCTTGCAGTTTTGCTTGAGCTTCTTTTGCCACTGTAACTGAATTTAATTTGTTAATTTGTTCTTGCAACAAACTTTTTGTAGAATCAGAAAGTTTTCTGTCTTCGTCTCTTTTTGATATTAATAAGTCTAAATTATCGACTTCTTCTTTTGATAAATTATTAAGTATTTTAGACGAAATTAGCCTTTTATCTAAAGAATCTAATCCTCTTTTTTGTGCAATAGAAAGATCCATTGCATTGATGAGTTGATTTTTGGCTAAATCTAAATTTATTTGCTCAACAGCGGTTTTTTCTTCAGCAATTGTTAATATATTTTTATTTCTTTCATATATTTTATCAGAAACTTCTAATTCTGATTGTATTATATCTAATGTTGCTTGGTTTATAAGCACTTTTGACTTATCACTTCCCAATCCAGTAAGACCTTCAAATCTTTTTAGTCCAAAATCAGCTATCTCTTTATCACTTTTACCTCTATATTCTGGCGTTTTGGATCTAGACGCAACAAAAGATGAAATGAATTTCTCTTGAGCTTGTATTAATTGTTCGCCAGTTACATTGTTTTCAAGCACAACGTTTTGGTTTCCATAAGTGCTAAAGGCTGTTTTACCTCGTTTAGAACCAAAAAGAGTTGCGACAGTATCTGAAAGCGCACCCCCGCCAACAAGATTCGCTACTGAACCAACTGCCGATTGAACAGTTGGTTGTCCTGTCGTTTTGCTGATTGTTTTTTTAATTTCATATTTTTGCACTTCGGATAAAGATGAAGTTAATTTATCCGCAATTAAAGCCATCTTTTCTAATGATTGTGCTGATTTTTGCGATGCTGGGACTATCAAACTAGCCAGTGTTTTTACAGCAATAGATGCAGCTGCAAGACCAATTATTAATGGAGCTGCTTTTGCTAATCCTTTGGAGGCGAACCCAAGAACACCTGTCGTAGCTCCAGCTAAGGCCATCTTCAGGCCAGATAATACGAATACAACTTGAACAATACTATTAATGCCTCCCGATAAAACACTAACAGCTTTACCCATTGTAGATGTTGCTCCAGATGTAGCTCCTTCAAGAGCTGATAAACCCATTTGAACAGCAAAAAGAGTTCCAAGCATATCTCTATTGCCTTTTGTTACTTCTTCAGCAGAGTCCGCTAATTCAGCCATTGGTCTTGCCGCACTAGATGAAGCAGTTTGCTGGGCATTCACGCCTATGGGTGGCAAAGATGGATAAGTGGTTTGATTGTTTATAAATCGGCCAGTTAATGGATCTCTTGTTGCTGCATAATTAGGAACAAATCCACCAGCCGCACCATAAGTTTTAGCATTAGCCCCTTCTTTTCTAGCTCTATTAATGCCCTGAAGACCTCCTGATGGCTCATCACGACGATTAGCCACCATTAATCCAGAAGGATTCATTGGACCTTTTAAAGAATTGTTTTGATCTATATATACTTGACTAGGATTAACTCCTGCGCTGATCTCTCTTGAGATTGCCTCATTCAACGGATCGGCAAAGTTGGGGATATAACCTTTTGATGCTTTTTTACCCATTGTATATGCGACTTTGGCATCTATGCTTTTTAAGTTATCTAAATGTAAGGCATTTTTAAAATCTGCTACTGACACTGAAGCTAGAGCTTGACCACCAGCCGAAGCAGATCCTAAAACACCAGTAGATTTCATTTTTCCAATCAAAGAAGAAATACTATCTTTATTAGGTAAATCCCATGAAGTATTTGATTTTTGATCAGATCCAATAGAAGCCTGAAATGCTGATTCAAAAACTGTTCCATATGCAGATTCAATTGACCCAGGATTTAAGTTTTTATCTATTAAATTTTTAAATTTTTGTTCATTTACAATATCTGGATTAAAACCCAAATTGCTAGCATATTTTAAAGATGAATTGACTAAACCGTCTCTTATTTCTTTATATAGATAACCTGAAGGATTTGTTTGAATTGGTATACTTTTTACAACATTTCCCGCTGGAGTATTATAATTTTGGACTATTGATGAACCTAATGCATCTGGATAAATAAATCCATATTTTCCAGATTTTTGACTTATATTTTTTTCTTGACTTTGTTGTTTTGATTGAACATTTAAATTTCTTCTATCAGTTTCTGATAAAGATTCATATGAAGCTCTAAGACCACCCACATCGTCCCTCCACACCTTGTCTAAATTCCCAGCTTTTCTAGGTGCAGGTTTCCCAAGAGTTCCTAAAATATCCTCTGGTTTTTTATTTTGGCTAGATAAATATTTTCCAAAATCTTTTGGAGCAGCAGCAAAATTTGGAATAAATCCTCCAGCAGCACCAATCTTTTGTGCGCCATTAGGAAGACCCATTCTTCCAACCATATCCCTATTAAAGATAGCTGATCCACTGCCTCCATTATAATTTGGAACGATATGTTCGCCAGTATTAGCAACCATAGTTCCTGTTTTGCCACCACCAAAAGCAAAATTAGGAACAATAACTGGTCTATCAGAAGATCTTGCCCCGCCAACACCTTTGCTAATATCATTAGCTTCAGCCATAACTGTTGGCATATAACCACCAGCAGCCCTTGGCTTTCCAGCGCCAGTTGTAGCTCCATATACAACAGGAGCAATCGAAGCGGCAATAGTTCTCATTTTTTCCATCGTCGCCAATTGAGTATTCAAAGCAGTGGAAAAGAATTGTGCTTGCGCTACTCTGTTACCCTCTAAAGCTAGGATTTGAGTTTGAATTGATTTGTTATTTAACAGTGTAGAAGCTATAGTTGATTGAATCGCTCCAATTTCTTTTGCCGCAGAACCAATATTGAAGAATGTTTTTAAGGCTACCGCTCCAAACTGAACAAAATTAATTGATAGTTTGGCAATAATTGCCCCAAATAAAAGTAATCCTGGTCCAGATAATACAGCACTAATACCTTTCACAAGTCCTTTCGCAAAATCAGAACCAAGACCTTCTCCTTGAAGAACGTCTTTAACGTTTGTAGCAAAACTGTTGAAAAATGATAAGATATTTTTTAAACTATCAGTAACTCCAATCTCCCCAAGAGTATTAGCAAGTTCTTGTAAATTAACGGTTGCCATATTAATTGAAGCGGCTAGCGTTTGGTTTAGAGCTGTATTTCTTTTGTAAGCCTCGCCACCAGCTGTTGCCATAGCTTCCGTCGCTCCTTTAAAAGTAGATGTCTTGCTAGTAATATCATCTAAGGCAGCGATTAATGGACCAACTTGGAAACCGCCACCAATTTTTTCAGTAATATTTGCAACTTGAATGTCATTCAAGCCTTTCATTTTTACTGCAAGATTTTCAATTAATTTTGTGGCAGGAAGAATTCCTCCTTGAGCATCAGTAACCGCTGCACCAATATCTTGTAAAGCGGCTAAACTATCTGGTCTTTGAATTCTTGTAAAAATAGTTTTAAAAGCATTTCCGATAACAGCTCCACCGCGAGCGGTTTTTTGTTGAACGGCAGTAATAATACCTCCTAGTTCATCAAGACTAACTCCAGCTTGTTGTGCGACTGAAGCCGAACGCTTAAAGCCTTCTATAAGATCTCTTTCTGAAACTGAAAACGCAGCAGCTGTTTTGGAAATTTTATTTAAAACATCCGAAGTTGTTACACCTTCTTTAGAAAAGGAGTTTACAGCAGCAGTCAAGCCCTCAACGGCAGATGCAGCATCAAGACCAGATAATCTTGATAAAATCATAGAATCTTTGAGTCTTCTTAAAACCTCATCAGATTTAAGACCTTGGCGACTCAATTCAAGAGCGGCATCAGAAACAGTTTGAAACGAATTCCCAGTTTCTTTAGCAACGCTAAAAATATCATTTTTAAATTTATTTAAATTTGCTGAATTTGTCTGAAGAACAGAATTAATATCAGCCATGTTTTTTTCAACTTGGATGGTTACTGCAACAAGTTGACTAAATCCTTGAGCTACAGCAGATAGAACGCCCACAGAGGCTCCGAAAGCAAGAACACGGGCATTTGCCGCTTCCATAGACTTGGTGAATTGGTCAGCTTGTCCAGTGATCTTACCAAGTGGCTGAGACAAAGCCCCAATTGATCTTGAGCTAACTCCTAAGTCAATCTTCAAATTTCTACCAGCCCTTTGGGCGGCAGCTTGAATACTTGCTTCTAATCCTGTCTGTGTTACTGGTACTTGAATTGGCATGTCCTTAAACCTCTCCAATACTTACACAAAATAATTAATCAATGACCAGCAAGCTTCATCATTTGTTCCATATTTAATTTTCCACCATTTTTGTCAAGCTCATCCTTTAAAGATATTTGTTTTGTATTACCACTAATAACTTTCATATCTTCATTTGTCGCTCCGAAAACAGCAGATGCATCGGAATTTTCATCTATTCCTCCAGAATTGTTATTGCTTTTACTATTGGAATAAGCTAGTAGTTTTTCTGGATCATCTTTAATGTGATCAGGGATATCTTCAACATGTTGAAATATATTAAAAAACATTCTAGCAAAAAGCGCAGTTTTCAATTGATAAACAGAAAGAAGAACTATTGCTTTGTCGTAAAAGTCTTTGATGTTCTCACACTGAGAAAGATACATACTAAAGAATGGGCGAAGAACCGCTTTTTGAATATTTAATTCAGACAAACGAGCATTAACTTTCGCCTGTTCATTCATAAAAAATAATAACTCAGTATCATCTAATTCTGAAAACTCATCTTCAGTAAAAAGATTTTCTGTTAAATCTCGATCCTTAAATATAAAATATCGAAGCATTTCCTCATTTGATCTTGATGAAGCATATTCTTCGGCGGTTTTTCCTATCAATTCTCTTTTTTTATTCTTAAGTATATAGATTTCTATTTTTTTAGACTCTATATCTTTTGACATCGACTCTTTTTGAGATGGAAGAAATATCTTTTTTTGAGTAGCTGATAAATTATTAATCTCTAACTCTAAATTACTGATTTTCAAATCATCATCATCCAACCAAATCCCATCTTTTTTGATTTCAACGAGTCTTTCTTCCTCGGTTTCGAGTCCTTTTTTTATCGCTACATTTTTATGCTTTTCATAATACTTTTGAATATAGCGTTGATCTCTAATATTATAATGCTTGATGTATACGGGATCTCCATTAAAGAAGATCTCCGTATAACCATCAAACACCTCACCAATTATAGAGATATATAACTCTTCGTTCAAAGCGTTCCTTTTTCCATTTTCTCAATTAACTCATCGAACTCTTTCGGCTCAGACGCTTGATTGAAGAACCAGAAAGCTAAGATTGTAGAAGCCTTTTTAATTGCAGCAAAATAAAATTGATCATTAGACTCTTCTTTTTCGTAGTAGTCTTCGATTTTTGACTCAAAATCAGAGCCTTCAAAATATGGCTTTGGCTTATCGTCATTCTCGTATTGAATGTATGTAAGATTGATAACATACCAAAGCAAAAGCCTATTCTGTGCTTTAATATCAGCCGTATGATCAAAAAAGGATTGGAAATTAGATTCAATTTCTACAATCTTTCTTTTAACATCGCCCAAACCAGACTTGACAGTTTCAAAACGCTTCTTTTGTTTAGCATCTTTTTGGTCAGCCGAATCTAAACGAATATATTCATTTTGAAGTTCAAGAACCTGCTTATAAAGATCTGAATAGTTTTTAGACTCATCTTCGCTGAAAATTCCACCAGTATCGCTATACTTTTTAGCAAGCATGGCTTTTGTTAGAATTCCCTTTTTCACGCATCTGCTCATTTCGACTGAATACTCTAATTCAGCCTCTTCAAGCTCGCGCCTTGATGGTCTTTTAATAAAGAACTCAATAGGCTCCTTAACCTTTACCGTTTTCTTGGTGGTTACTTCTTCTCCTGTCTTGCGATCCTTCTTAGAAGTTTCTTCGATTTTTTCGACTTCTTTGTCGATTGTGAATTGATATAATTTTTTAAAACTCATTTCCTTTTTCCTTTTTTGTTATTTAAAAATAAAACTTACGCTATAATTATCCATTTTAGATTGTAAATTTCTAATAGATTCATTTCCATAATCTAAAATTCTTTTACGAATCCAAGAAGTTTTATCTTCTGTAAAATGGTTCGCCGCATTGATAACTGGATGATATTGCTCAGGAATATTATCATAAAGCTTTTGATAATGAAAGTCATGATCTTGTTTCATATCTTCAATCAATAATAACATCATTTTAAATAAAGAAGAAACTTCCTCATTTGAACCCTTAGTTAAACTTTTTTTAGCATCCATACCTTTGCCCCTATCTAATAATATGTAAATAAGTGTAAAAATCAATATGTCAAGCTATTTAAATGAAAATATTTTAAGCACAATCTCAAATTCTTTATTTAGAATGCACGATACGTTCTCTAGGAAGATTTATGTATTTAAACAAGCGGAGAAAACAATTATTTCTACTAGCCCAAATTATAATTCAATTTATGGCAAAACTAGTTCAGGAAGCAAAGGAAATATTAATTACAAGATGGTGGTTGAAGAGTATTATGCTAGAGTTTATTATGTTCAAGAAGATCAAGAGTATTTAGCTAAAGAGGGATCTCAAAATTCTTCTCAAAATAAAATTATCTTACCCAAAGGATCTATTAGAATAGTTGTTACTCTTGACGCTTATAATGCATTAAAAGAAGCGAGAAGAGTAGATGTCGATGGAAGAGTTTTTGCAATTAAAAGCGGTGGCAATCATTCTGGTTTTCCAGCTAATGATTTTTACCATTTCCATTTAACTCCAATTGATGAATAATGGCTACGCTTCCAATAGATGTTCAACAAGCTTTAAATAGGCAAGTTGGAAAAGCTTTAAGAATTGATTTTGAAAAAAAAGTCAAAGAAGATTTTGCTGCAATAAAGAGTCAGTTGATAAACGAATTCTTAAACCATCCAGTAACTAAGGAAATCAAAAATGGCCCAACAGGAAGTAATATAAGCGGCACTTTAAATGGGGTATCTAATCTTTTTGCTTTTATTGGATTTGAAGATGGCGATGATCCGATAACACCGATTCTTAATATATTCCAATCTATTGAAATTACTTTTGGAGGTTATATTCCAATGGGAAGTAAGTTTAATATTAACATGCCAGTATCTCAAGATATTTTTGCAGCCACTCCCATGCCTTGGGCTTCAGGAAGAAGTTGGGCGCAGGGCATAGAAAAAGGTATTTCTGGACTTGGATATCTCTTAAAAAGAAGTTCATCTAAAAGTAGATCGGGCCAAGCTATACAATCTGGTGTAAAAATAAGAAGCGGGTCTTTTAAAAACACACCATACATATCTGCACTTATAAATAAATATTCTAAAAAATTCTCTCAATTGAAATGATCGAACAATTCCATCATAAATTTACTAATTCTTTTTTCCTATGGTTTGATAATTATTTATTAACCAAAGGTCAAGCATATACTAATACAACTGGTACTTTTTTTAATTATACCGACGAAAGACTTGATCCACAGTATAAGACTTTTGGAAGTGCTTATAAACAATGGGTTAATGATAGTTCAATTTCTGGCGCACAAATACCCTCTGGTGTTTTTGCGAATAATGTGTTTTCTGGTAGAAATTCTAATTTAATTTTAGATTTTGAAAATGGCAGAGTTTTGTCAAAAAGCTTAACCGCTCAAACCCCAATTACTGGAAGTTTTGCGGTTAAAGATTTTAATGTATATTTTTCAAACGAAACTGAAGATGATCTTATTATCGAAAACAAATATAATATAAATTCCCGCATTATTGTTAATGATGAGAACTATATTGCGCCATATGATCAAGTAATACCTGCTATTTTCCTTTCACTTGATGGAGCCTCTAATAAAGGTTTTGCATTGGGAGGAATGGAGGAAACAACCATTTCCGCAAAAGCTGTGATATTATCAGAAAATAATTATCAGCTAGATGGAGTTTTATCAATATTTGCTGATTCCAGAAATGAAGTATTTTCAATGATTCCTATGTCGAGTCACCCTACTAATGAGTTTGGCGATTTAAAATCTGGCTACTATTCTTATACAGATTTAAAAAATGAATTTTCTATTAATACTAATTTTTATATTAACAACGCAATTACTTCAAAATTAACTGACAAAGTAAGAAAATCTTTAGCTAACGATATTTATGTCGGATTTATAGATTTTGAAATTCAACAGCATAGATATAGAAATTAATAATTTTTCACAAAACAAGCAAATAACTGTAAAACAAAACAAACAATCACCATTATGGCAAGAAACAGAGTAATTTATCAATCGGAAGCACTTTATGTTAGTAGCGGAATTTCCTCTACTACATCTGGGCAACACGCACAACTCGAAAGAGTTCAAAGCGCAAACTATAATTTCACAATCAATCGTCAAGATATTAACCAATATGGTCAATTAAGTCGTATTGATTCTATTGTATTAGAACCGCCTACAGTGGGTCTTGATTTTACTTATTATCTTACTGATGGATTTAATGAAAGAGCATTAGGCTTCTATGTTGCAACAGGAATCCAAGGTAATGGGAATTTCCCATCTGGACATATGACTTCCCAGTCTGGTCAAAATTTCTATATTACAACTGTTGCTGAAGGCGCAGATGCGACTGGAGTTACTGGCTTATCTTCTGTAATTGGTGTTGGTAACGCTTTCTTAAGTAATTACTCATTAGAACTTGCTGTTGGCGCTCTTCCTACCGTTTCTGTATCAATGGAAGCCTCCAATATTAATTCTGATACCACATTTGTTGGTACTGGTGGTGGAATTAGTGGCATTGAGAGTCCAGCAATTGATCCAACAAATGGAGTTTCGTATGCATATACCACAGTCTTGAAGCCAGCAAATACTGGAGCTTCAGCTATCTCAGCTCTTAGACCTGGTGATATTACCATTGATATTAGCTCTTTTGATGCATCTGGCATTTCCGATCTTTCTGGTGCTGCCGAAGCCATTCACATTCAAAGTGCTTCATTAGCCATTCCTCTTTCGAGAACAGCTCTCCAAAGACTTGGAACAAAATTTGCATATGCAAGAGCAGTTGACTTTCCAGTTAAAGCAACTCTTTCTGTTTCGGCTATTTTAAATGAAGTTACTGCTACTAATTTATCTACTATTATTAATGATTCTGTCAGAAAAGATATCAGCATAACCCTCAAGGGTCCAGATGGAGCAACCAATAGAATGATTTGGACTTTAAAAGGATGCACTCTTGATAGTGAATCATTCTCTTCTAGTATTGGTTCAAATAAATCCGTTGAGTTGAGTTTCTCCACTCAAATTGGTGGACCTAACGATACAGTAAATGGAATTTTTGTTAGTGGGGCCAACTTCACACCAGTATTCGCTTAATCTATTAAACTTAAAAACCCCACCTTTCGGTGGGGTTTTTTTGTATACACACTACAACAACACAAAAAAATTAAAGATAAACAGATCCAGGATATGCACTAGAAGTATACACTCCAGAGTATGAGCTTTCTATACCAGCAAGCTGCCTTGGTTCCGCTGCATATATATTATACTGAGCGACTAATTTGTCTAAAGTTATTTTTGAATCTGAAGCTAATCCTCTATAAACTTTTGACACTTCATTCTTATTGACGAAAGTAACCATACTGTCAGAATCTTTGACTGATAGTATATTAGATCCATCTGATGATGTATTTGAATTGATAATACCTCTTAAAGCGTTTCTAGTTTGCTTTGTATAATAACCATATAGATAAAGCTCTTTATGAATAGCTTGAGCTTCTATAGGGATATCTGAACCGTCTCCAGTAAAATTAGAATAAATAACTGTATTTAATTTTCCTAAATTTGTCTGAAGCCAGCCACTAATTGCTGAAATACTAGTTATTGTCGAATCTCCATCGAATTCGAAAGAGTATATTTCAGAAGCCATAGTACCAAAGGTATTCATGCTTTATTTTACACTAAAAATTAAAATTCGCCTAAGATTTTAAGCAATGCAGCATGATCTGGATTCTTAGGATCGAGTATAACACTTTGAACGGTATTCGGAATAATGTTTCTTCTATTGTTCTTGTTTACTGATTTAAATTCTTTAATTAAAATAGTTTTTAATGACGATCTATCATAATTAGAATTAATCCCCACTCTTTCCGCCAACTTCTTCATATCTGCATAAGTAATTTCGCGCAGATGATCTTCAAAGATATCTAGTTCATTAGTCCCGAATGGGTTGATAGTATCAATGCCAAGCATGACTTCTAATTCTTTTGTTTTTTGTTTAAATTCTTGAGTATTTGTTTGTCCAGATGCTTTCATTTCTTCTATTTGTTGAAGAATAGTTTTTTCTACTTTTGGTTCAGTAATTTGACCAATAGATGTATCCATAGTTTTTGCTTTAATTTTAGCCATACTATATTATACTGCAAAAAATTAATAATTACAATAAAAAAGGGCTACCCCCGAAGGAGTAGCCCTAATTTAAACTATATATTAAGCAGAGATGCCCGAAGCAATCACACCAACAAGGGCGCGGTTGTCAAGGACCATGCGGCCTTCTTCAAGAGAGCCGAAATAGCCGATCTTGTTTTGGCGAATGCTGTATTGGTCATCAGCAGTAAGAGTGAACTCGCTGCCGCTATCTGCGTCAGTAGCAACTGCACGGATAAGCGATTCGCGTGAACGATCAATACCAATGATGATTTCTTGAACTGCGGCATCAAATGTATAAGTATTTGGTCCAGTAGCTTTAACACCGTTGAAAACAGTATTGAACTTTTGTCCAGCACCAAGCTCATTCATTTCCATGATCGAAACACCATAAAACTCAGGAATACCTGCGGAATTATAGATGTCTGTTCTCATTGATTCAGGAGCAGCAATGCCATCAGTAGGTGATCCACCAGCAGGTGATCCCTTAGTATTGATTGGGTTATAAGCCATAGCGCGAAGCTCTTGGACAAGCTCTGGTGACACAAGAAGATCTGTGATACCACGGCTTGCACGATTGGTAGGAGTTCCACCGCTGAAAGAAGTATTAATTCTCTTAGCAAGAGTGAAAAGCCTATTTAAATCGTCAAGTAAGAAACGACCATTAGTACCAGCGGTAAGAATGTGTTGCTTGTTATTTGTCTTTGCTCCAGCAAGAGCTGTAAGGATAAGGTTAGCGGAAGTCTTCTCTTGCTTCAAGAGAATTTCTTGAGCCATACGAGTGAAGGTTTTGCTAACAACGTCCATGCGGCTTTTTGCAGCATAACGTCTATCGAAGCTGAGAGCAGAATCGAGAGAGTAGGTTGCAATCTTCATTTCTGAAGCTGTTGGTAAGACTTGGTTTTGTGGAAGACCGCCAGCAACCGATTGGCTGTAGACTTGGATATAATCTTCATCGGAGATGTCATAATAAAGATCAAGCGGAATGCTTGGATTATCATCGGCATTGAATTGAAGAGTAGTGAAGAGGTTACTAAGGCTAGGAGCATTGTTAATGACTTCAGCTAACACTGGACCGATAAATTCGGCTAATGCAACTTGAGCTTCATAAGCAACTGCGCGATTCTTAGATGCCATAGCTTTGATAAGCTCGACTTGTTCAGGAGTTCTTTTTAAAGTAATTTTCATAAATTATTGTTGATTGTTAAGATTAAAGTCCAAGAGCGATGACAGCATATGTGCCAGCAAATTGATCAGCAGTTGGGAAAGTGCCAACTAATCCACGCGATCCAGTGCCAACAACAAGTCCGACACGGGCTGCATCGGAAATAGCGCAACCTGTAACGGTTCCACTAACGCCAGATGCAAGCTTAACGCCGCCACCAACTGTTAATGTGCCATTAAATGCGCCAGAAGTAAGTGTGAAAACACCTCTAGTTGCAACTGGAACTGATTGTCCAGGAAGAACACACTGAAGCTCTTCAGCCTTTTGTGGGTAATAGAGAAGCTTTTCTCCATTTTCGTCTGTTTGAGCGGTTTGACGAAGAGTAATGCCAAGAAGTCCATCACCACTAGTGGCTGGCTTGATCTTCAAGGAAACGCTTGGATATTGATTTGCTCCAACGAATGGATAATCAGTTTTGCCAAGATACGAATCGGTAGCATAAGTGATTGGGTCTAAGTTGAAGTCTCCCACGGCTGTGGTAACGAATACACCAGCGTCACCAAAAGATGATACTGTTGTCGATGAATTGACATATGCGCTTTGAAGGGCGAACATGTTGATGACATCATTGTCATCATATTGTCTGAATGGTAAAATACGAAGTGCCATAATTTTATTGTTTTAGATTGTTTTAGATTTTATGAGATTGTGATATTTTCACGCTTAAATGCTCCAGAAAACTTTTCACGGAGCGATTGTGTTTCGCGGGAAGATTGTTCATTGGAGGAGGAGATTCCTGCTTCCGAAGATTCGACGTTATCAAGAATTTCTTCTGTAGAAGGAGCTTCTTCTTCATTTTCGTCTGGTTCTTTTTCTGAGGAAGCTGTTGAGATTTTTTGAATTCTTTTTTCAACTTCAGCATTGATGCGAGCTTGGATTTCAGCCTCAAAGGCTGCTTTTGTTTCTTTGTCTTTTGATTTCCAAAGAACGGATAATTTATTTTGGAATGAAGCGAAAGCTTCTTCTGTCAATTCAAGATCTTTAAGTTCTGACGCAAGAAATTCACGATCAGAATCTTCAAGAGCATACTTTTGATCGATAACGTCCATGCGCTCATTAAATGATGCAATAGCTTCTTGGGCTTTTTGATTCGCTTCGAAAGATTGAATTTTATCTAGAGCTTCAACTAATTGTGATTTGACGGAATCAACCGAATCCTTGAGTTCGGCATGTTCTCTCGCAATAGCTTCTTTTTCTGATCTGGCTGATTCGATATCATTGCGATACTCTTCATCCTTTTGCTTAATTGCTTCAGCAAATGTGCTGGTCATAGATGCTACGGCTTCTTCTGAAAATTTCTTTTCAATAAGAAGAGTCTTCAATTCGGAAATAACGTTTTCTAATTCCATAGTAATTTTCTTTTTATTTGTTACATCAATAATTCCACTTTGTGAAACTTTTTTTAATTCTTTATCTCTTTTATCTACAATTGTGACGTTTGTAGGTTCGCTATCTTTCATATAGATGCCTTTTACATTGGCAGCTGGACTTGCAGTGAAGCCAATACCCAACGGATAAATTTTTCCTTTGATTAATCTAAAAATATCAAGCCCGTCTTTTGTTTTACCAGTTCCCCCATAAACTTTCAAACAGCTTTTAAGTTGTTCTATTTGTTTTGGGTCTGAAATTATTTTAGCGTCATCTAAATTAGTACTACCTAATGCAATATCGTAATCAGTAAAACCAACTTCCCAACTTGTGGAAATTTTTTGATAATAAGCGTCGTTAGGATCGGCTGATCTTTCAATTAAATCAACAA